TATCATTTCTCTTGTGCCTTTCTTAGTATTGCTCTGGCAAACTCCAAATATCCAAATCTTTCGCCACCTAAAGTCAGATGAATATGCTCTGTAGCAATTTCTCTTACCTCCTCATCTGTTAATTCTTTTGTTAAGTTTTTTCCCACCGCAGCAACTAAATTTGCAGAAAGTAAATCCACCGCTTCTTCTAACTCAGCTATTTTGTCTGCTTGTGCCTTAACTTCTAAAATCTTTCTGTTAGCAAATGCCCTTACTTCTGCCAGTTCAGAATTATTAGTCCCACCCCAAGCCGTATTGAAGCCGTCTTTTAAACCCTGTATTTCGTCTGCTTGTTGGCGTAGCATTCTAGGCACTCGATTATCACATCCCGATACTTGCAATACTCGATCTAGCTCATCGGCTAATTCGTATGCGTTCATTTCTCACTTGCCTTTCTTGCTTCTTTAATCTCTTCTAACATCTTTTCCATCAGGTCTGCACAATAACCAAGGAAAGGAAATTTGGTTGTCCCATAAGCAACACTACGTGCCAACCCAATAGCAATTTGAACTGTTCGTATGCTTACCTTGCGTTTCATTATCTTGCCTTTACTGTTGTCCAAGCGCTACGCCCGTGTTTCTTAAAAGCTTCTCTTGATGCCCGATAACCAATAGTAGCTAGCATGAATAAATCAATAACATTCTCCATACGATTTGCCTACACCTGATTCACAACTCAATGGCAAGTCTTGTGCCCACTTGGGTCGCATTTTCATGCACATCTCAACATACTCTTGCCCTGTTTCCGCCTCTTGCTCAGGTATTACACAAGCAATCGCATCATGCACAGTCATTACTACTTTGTACTTCTTAGCTACCTGCAACATCTGTTCGCCGATGATGATTCGGGCTAGGGCTTGGCAGACGTTCTCAATAACTTTACCGCCGTATATCCTGTTAGGCACAACTGCTTTGCCCTTCTTGGTATCGTAGACATACTCGTCTTTGCCCTGCTCATTACGCATCTTGCGTAGGTTGGGGTACTTCATATATAGTCCGTTTGGCAAGCGAATGCCTTTTCTGCCTTCTACTTCGAGGACTCCTGCTTTACCTAATGGTGCACTTTGGTTGTTAATGATTGCATCTAAAGCTAATCCCGCTTGTCTCCAAAGCTGGGGTATCCAATCGTAAGTTTCCCGATAGACTTTGATAATACGATTGGCTTCCCCCTCCTCAATTTCCACATTGAAAGTTTTGAGTTGTGCTTGAAATTTCGCACTGCCCATGCCGTAGCCACATCCCAATATCGTCGTCTTACCGACGAACCTTTCATCCTTACTAATCTCTTCCTGCGCCTTAACATAGATAGACGATGCCATGATCTTGTATACATCTTCGCCCCTTTCAAAAGCATCAACCAAATCATTCTGTTCAGCTAGCCACGCAAGGGTTCTTGCTTCTATTTGACTAGAGTCAGCGTCCACAACAACATACCCGGGGGGAGCCATAATTGCATCTTTGAGAATTGAGCCTCGTGGTAGGTTTTGCAGATTGACCTTGTCGTCACCGCCCCAACGACCTGTATGAGCTGCATAGTAGCGTAGGGGTATGGGGAATAAGCCTCGCTGCGCTATTTCAATAAACCGCTCAGTCCTTGTTTCTTCAATGGTTGACTTCACTCCTAAGCGCGCTGATGCTAACAATTGCACCACTTCGTTTTCATGCTCAAGCAGTTCTTTGAACCCTTCGTCAGTTTTAGCAAATGCCCATGCCTCTTTACCTGTCGTAGCACTAATCTTGCGTGGGGGTTCTATACCCTGTGCTATGAGCAACTCAGCAAATTTGTCATTGCTCATCAATAATTCTTTTTCTTTCTCGATGCTAGCTAGCAAACTTTCTTTTCTCTGCCGTACCACACCCAAGTGGTCGTGTAGCAAATTGCCGTCAAGCCATAGGCTAGGCTCGGAGAACATACGGATAGTCAGGTCAATAAGCCGTAACTCACTAGGAGGAAAGCCTGCACTTAGCTTCTCAAATAAACCCATCGTAAGCACCACGTCATTCTTGCAATACTCGCCGTACTGTGCCAAGTCCTGTGCACTAAAGTCAATCCGACGCTTACCCTGTGCCTGTAAGACTTCTGTACCTTTTACCCCTAGTTCATAGTGTTCAGCTAGCTTAGCAAGGCTACCGCCAACTTCCGTCCCATGTATGGCTCTTGCCATTGATAGCGTATCGGCAATACCTTTAGGTCTTATATCAAACTGCCAATTAAGAATAGCCATGTCAAACATAGCGTTGTGGGCTATCACAAGATGCTTGTCGAATTCAAAGCTATCCAAGAACTTCTTTGTGTCTGCCTTAGTACCACTAAACCAAGTAGGAGCGCTCCCTTGTTCGCACACCGCTACCCCGATGGTTTCAAACTCAGGGCTACGGACGTACTCTTCCGTAGTAATTTTGCTAAGGGAGAAGGTTTGAGAGTAGTAAGTCTCAAAGTCCAAACAAAATATTTTCATCTGCCAAACGCTCTCGCAGTAGCGTTGGTCAGCCGAGCTTCAGCCTTCGTGCGTTCAATTTCCAACTTCATCAATTCAATTTTTTGGCTCTCGTTTAGCTCTTGTGAAGAAGAGAATGATAGTTCTGTCTGCCCCCACCTGCCGTCTTCTGTGCCTCGTAGCAGGGTATCCATAACTCGTTTAGTAAATAGCTCGCCTTGCAGGCTTTGCATCTTCTCCCATAAAGCTTTGATTTCTTTGTCGTTTAGGAATGACAACTGATCTTTGTAGTCCTTACCCCCGTTGGTTCGCATCTCAACAGAAAGGAGAATGTCTCGCCACTTAGCAGGATACCCGTCTCGCAGAGAGGGTATAAATTCATCAGGGTTACTACTCATGCGTTCAAGTAATATCTGAACACCTTTGTTCATTTCAACATCTGCCATCTATGTCCTCCTCGTCGTTAGCCCCTGTTAATTTTTTTAGCAAGCCCTCTAACAATGTTAGGTTGCTTTCATTTATTACGACGGCAATTCCACCCTGTTTACGAATGTCTGCCATTTCTTTTTCTTGTAGTGCAGTAGGCTTATTGTCGCCTGCCTTGCACTCGATAGCTACAAATTTTCCTGCGATGCAACAAATAATATCAGGCACACCGCTACGTCCGTAGCCATGGGTAGCAGGGAAGAAGTAATAAGCGTCGTAAGCCTTAAGTAGCTTGACGCATTTGTCTTTAACTTTCTTTTCGGGAGTTAGTGCCATGCCACCATAATAACATAGTGTTGGACTTTGTCAAGGGAAAAAATGGGTGGAGGTGTAGATTCTCTGCCACCCTCAGAGTTTAACAAGGATTCAGCTAGTGTCTGAAGTATCGGGGCAAACTAGCTGAAGACAAAATCGTTTGCATCTACAAGGCTACTGGGTTCTGCCTATAATCAAACTGCCCCCTAACATTGTTAGGTCTTGCCAAAATTAGAAATTGCTCGATCCAAATACCACTTAGCTTTCTGCAAGTCTTCCAACTTGTTACCTTTAAAATCAGCACGACTTACATACTTCACTACATTACCTAGGTGATACCCTAAGTTCTTTGCCTCAATGAAATCAATCGTCTCAATACCCCCTGCTTTATAGTGGGTAGGGTGATTGACCATGTCAGACTTAATGCTTTTGTTGCTCGTAGCTATTGCTATTAATTTCATAGGCGTAGATACTTTTGGTGCGGCAGCCTTAGCCCGATGTATCGCTTGATACACGCTAGCAATTGGAACCCCTGTTGCCTGCGATACCTCCTTAGCTTTAGCGTCAGGGTTCTTTTGAATATAGCGAATTACTTTACTGCTCTTGGTGAGTTTCTTTCTCATTTGTTTCTCCGTTTTGTTGAACATAATTAGTTAATACTTCCCTAATCTTTGCACTCTTGTTAGGGTAAACACTAAAAAAATCTGATACTTCTTGGCTGATGCGGATAGGCAAGTAAACCATTGCAAGCTTTACCCCCTTACCCCTGCCCTTTTTTATTAGTTTAGTCATTTGGTTTATTAGCCTCACGATTTAGTTTGAACAAATAATCTTCCCGATACTCAGTAGGTGGAACAAATCCGTGCTTTTTCCATGTTCTCAATACGTCAGCACCACTAGTCCACTTAAACTTTGAGTTTTTATCCAAAGCCATAAACGCCACCTCCTGTTTAGGTAAATCATCTACTACAAACACATGTCGTTTTTTATTAAACATACTTCCTCCTTAACTAACATTGTTAGGTAATACCAAGAAAGTGGATTCGTCAACACGAAAACCTACACCACTAATCACTTGGTTGTCTTCAACTAATTTAAGTAGCCCTACTGCCCTACGAATAAAGTCGGGCAACTCATCACTCTGTTTTACTTCCAAAGGGTCTTTGCCCTTTTGCACAGAATAGTTTACTCCATCAATAAATACAAGAAAAGCGTTGTCACTTCGCAACATTTTATCTATGTGTTGCGTTGCATTATGCTCTGCTACATGCGTAGGTAATACCTCTAATCTTTTTGCAACAAGAGTTTTATCTACTATGCTATCCATAAAGGCTTGATAATTGTCAATGACAAATGTTCTTGCCTCCAACTCCAATGAATTCCATGTGCCTTGCAACTGCCACCTTTTCTCGTTACTTACATTGTGTAGCATGTTATCAACCTTGCGTTTAGCCTCTGCAAGTTTTTCAGTTATATTCTTTCTACCAAAGAACTTATCCACATGCTTAAGTGCTTTGTTAAGGTGAATTGTTTTCATACCACAACCACGTTCACGCATATCTTGAATGCGGTGATTGTCGATGCGATACCGATAACCATTGCCAGCATAGTCTTTGTCGATTGTGCCTAACACTTCTCGCTTGTCTTTAATGTCAAAGCGGTGAGCAAGATATGTTTTATCTACTGCCATAGTAGTAACGCTAGTCTCGACAAACGTCCATTGCGGATACTTCAAAGCCAACTGCTCTACTAGGTCTTTAAGGAATGGGTCAATCGTAGACTGCCTCTTAATCCCATCACCAAAGCGATCATGCTCTTTCAATTCAATATTTGCATACGTCATTTAATTATCTCCTTACCAATCAAACTTTTTAAGAATGTCGTCGACCTTAGCCTTTACGCTACTACGCACATCAGGGCTTTCCTTGATTGCCTCGATGTCAACCCCTAACATTGTTAGTTCAAGGGAACGGCGGGCATTCTCAAGCAATGGGTCTTTCGTTACGTTCAAGTGAGATAACAATCCGCACAACTCCTGAGCATTGGTAATCAGGGTATCGTGATACCTCTTCTTGGTCTCGTCATCGCCCTCTATATCAGTTAGCTTTTCTGAAATATGAGTAAGAGTCTTGTGCAACTTTTCCCATGGTTCACGCATAGCATCTTTGAGTCTGTCGTTAAACGCTGACTCATACTGCTCACCTAGTTCTTCCATGTCTGCCTTGGGTATGTCAAGACGGAAGTCCCCACCCTCGGGCAATGGAGAGAACACTAAGCGGAATCCAAATTTGTTCCGCAACTCCTCGATACTTGGATAGTCATAAGGATTGAACAAGTCGCCCATGTGATGTTTAGCCAAGTCGATCAGGTCTGCATAGTTCGCATAGAAGTCCTCGATCATGGTGTTCATGTTCTGCTGATACACATTCATGTTTGCCTTGTAGTCCATGAATAGGCTAGTAGGCAGTAGCCTCGCACCTTTGTCTGACCAACTCAGAGTAGTCTGATTGTGGTAGAGCCTAGCCTTAGCAGCGTAGTCAGAGATCTTTTTACGCTTGTCCGTCCCTGCCATTAAGTTCTTACGCACTTGGGCTGAGTCTTTGCTTGCTGAGTTATTGCTAAGCACCGCCTCGGTTGCACCCTTGTCCAACTTGTTGGCAGTCCAAACACTAATGTTTAGTTCTACCAATACTGCACTAGATGAAATACTCATGATTACTCTCCTCTTTCATATTCTTTAATAACTTTTAACAAAGTACTTATTTGTTCGTCTTGCTCTTTGATTGCTTCTTCCATCTGTGTAATCTTTTCTAGTAGGGCATAGCCCAAAACCATCGCTTCACTACTCATCTCAATTCTCCTCGGGTTTACCTGCTAACTTCGCCAATGAATACATGTTGCTACTTAACACCTTCATACTGCACAACTCCTTCTGTTGCGGAAATATATGGTAGGTATTGCCACCTCTTTCGTTTGATCGGTATACCTCCTTATACATTTCTGCATCTTTGAGTAGGTCTAACAATGTTAGAGCCTTGTCTGCCTCCATCACAAAATGTTTGTCATACCCAAATTCAACAATTACTTTAGCCATAGGATTAGTCCTTAACATGTATTGTTTTACCCACAGGGGCATACTCTTTGTTGTTTCCAACAATAGTCCATAAAATAGGTGCATTCCACTTGTCTCCCCAATTACCAATGTAGCCGTCAGTAAGCATGATGATTGCCTCGGGCTTGATTGCTTTCTCTTCCATGTATCGCATTACGCAAGTAGGATCAGTCCCTCCACCACCTTTAGGTTTGGTTGAGTCAATGATTGAATCTACTTGACTAGACGAATACTCCTCATGCCCTGCGACCTCGCCGTCCCAATAAATCAAATCGACCTTATCGGGGTGAACATCTTTAGCGATTGACTGCACCTCGGATAAAAACTCCGCTAGTTCCTTGCCCCCAACAGAGCCACTCGTATCAATGCCAAGCACCAGATGCCCAACTCTTTCACCTATTAGGCTAGGCATATAGATATCACTAGAGAGATACCTACGATTGACCCGTCGCCACGAACTTGTGTCTTTTGCATTACATGTAGCCTTAACAAATTCACGCAACACATCTCGCCAATCCACCTTGGGTTCAAGCAACTCGGCTAGGTCTCGACCCATACCACCACCGCCTTTGCCTACAACTTTTTGTTCAGCAATAAGTCCTTGACGAATGGCTGAGTCAATGTCTCGTTCCAATTCTTTCTTGGCTTGCTCGTCTAGTTCCTTTGCACCTTCCCAATCGTGTTCGTCGAATCCCTCACCGCCACCGCCACCGCCACCGCCGTTCTCTTCCTCTTCCTCTTTGAGAATGTCGAATACTTGCTTAGCGTTCATACCTCTGAAGCGTTCGTCGATTGCACCTAACGGCTTACCATTAGCTTGCTTTGGCATGGCAAGTAATGATTCATCTTTGTCCATATCAACTAGCTGAAGGTTAATCACATAGTCACACGCAAGGTTCGCTAGGTGGTGGTTCTCATCATGCAACTTCCGCCATGTAAATAAGTGTCGATACGCTTTGTGCAATGTCTCATGCAACACCACGAATGCCAACTCTTTGTCGTCCAACTTCTGAATGAACTCACGACCATACAACTCATCTCTGCCGTTAGTGCATGCACTTGGTATGTTATCTACTACGCTAGTCTTACCAACAGTCATAAGACCAGACCACAAAGCAAACTTGGGGTTACGCATGATTGAGATTTTTACTTTGCTCAACCGACGTTCCTCTTTGTCCTTTACCACTACTTCGCTATTACCTAACATTGTTAGTTCTCCTTTTTGTTGACCACACCTCAAAAAAATCTTCCGCTTTATATCCACGCTTATTTAGTAACCGCCTTGCTCTACGCAAAGCGTTCTTCTGTGCTTGACGAACCGCCTCTCGGGATACTTCACTACCCTTAACACCCCTAGCCATTACAGTAAGTCCTCGTTGCGTTGCACCCAATCAGCAAACTTAGATGAACTAAAAGCAATCTGTTGCTTGGTTGGTGACTTCGCAATGTTGATTGCAAAGCATGCTTGCCACTCGGCTTGGAATCTCTCGATGTATTCCATGAACTTAGGCATGGATTGTTTATCCACCTTAGCGATTGCACCGAACACAATAATTGCACACGCACCTGCTGACTCAGGAACATGAGCCGTCTTTGGGTTTGCAATCACGGATTCCCAAGTAGGAAGCTGATCCGAGAACTCAATGTATGCTTGCATATCCCGACTAGCTGACTCACCCACCGCACCACTCATTGCACATATCAAGCTATCGCTATCTAGTTTTGAACGCACCCTAACAATGTTAGATACTCTTTCTAGACTACGAGGAGATACAAAAGATGACTGCACCTTCTTCGGATTGAAAATGTATGGGTTGTCCGACTGACTTGGATCAAGGTAGGAGGCTAAGGCATGGGGGAATTGACGAACCCACGCAATAATCTCAGGGGCAATATCATTCTCGATTGCCCACGCTATCCATTGGTCTGCATCAGGCTTACTCACATGCAAGGGGATAATACGATTCATACTGTGAGCCTTAAGGGTATCGCCTACGCCGTCGCTTGAGAGATTACCTGTTAGGAAAGTAATGCTATCGGGGTGCAAAGTAATATCACCGAGCCTTGGGTTAGCCACCTCGAGCATTGGGTGCAACATGTTCTTGATTGGGTCTGCACCCTTCGTATACTCATCTAACATTGTTATGACAGGTTTACCCAGATGGATTTTGAATCTACTGTTAGGGTAGTAGGCAGTAGTCTTTGTCTCTCGATCAATCACAGGCATTGCAATGTCGCCCAAGTCCATGTTTGGCACGTCAATGTATGACACCTCATGGTCAGGCAGGCTTGCTGATAGCGACTTAAGCAGAGACGATTTGCCGATCCCTGGCTCGCCACGTAAAAAGTAGCGATTCATTGGGGTTGAAAGAATAATGTTTGATGCCTGTGCAAGTGTTACTGTTTTACCAAAATTTAATTCAGCCATGCTTTGTTTCTCCTTATTAATTAAATTACATCTACTACGCTAGACCTAACATTGTTAGGGTGTTTCACAACTTACTGCTATTAAACTACTCATTTTTATTATTTAATATATACTATATTATAACACAATATATTGGCTAGATCAAGTTTTCTAGCCAAACATTGCATATATTTGGATACGGGGTAGCACTCTACGAGAAGCTCATCAGGCTCATCTATTGTGCAACCTCTTCCAACCGCCTCTAAAATACTTTCCGTAGGAATCTTTACGCACGACACCCTCGGGTAGCACCTTTTCTTTTAGCGTCTCAGAACGATGAAAGCCAATAATCAATTCATCAAAAGCCTTCAATGCTTTCTTCTCGTGTAGCACATAGCCCTCGGTTTCACTACCATTACTCCACTTGGTTATGCCAAACGAATAAGCCATATGCAAGAAAGCCTTGTAGAACGAGTCGTTCTTTGTCTCTTCCTTGGTATCGGTAATCAAAGTAAATAACAACTTAACGGAGTCCTCCCACCCATGACGTTCTTCTGCACTTAGATCGACAGGCATATTTGGTCTTGGATACTTACCCTCTGTCTTGCCAAACACCCGATACATCTCGGTTTGCGGATAGTCGCTGCCAGCCTTAAGTCTGCACATACTACTCAAGTAGGAGTAAAAGGGGTGATACCGCACCCTAACATTGTTAGCCCCTTTGCGATCAAGAGCATGTCCTACCACAGGGGTGAGGTTCAAAGGCTCGTATACCCATGTCGCATTACGCTTTATGGTTAGTCCGCTATCAGGCACGATATAGTCCTTACCACCAAAACCAACTAAGGTGTTGTAGTTAAAGATCGAACTATGGATACCTAGCACCTCACCAATAAAGTTACAGGTTGATACGCTGTTATACCCATCATGGCGAATGACTACATCTCCGTTCTCGTA